CTCTCAACAATCGTGCGCCAGACGAACCGTTGCGCTTGAAATAATACTTGACCCCATCCAATTGAATGAACTCAAAGTTCATGATTCCAAACTGCTCATTCGGTGGCAGATTTGAAAGGTCGAATGTTCTTTCAATCCCTGTGTATAGCGTTGAAACTGAAAGAGGTGGGAGACCTGTGTTGACATACTCAGTATCAATTCCCACATAGCCACATAACGCTGGAGTTAGCATGACAGAAACAATCTCTGGGATTGAGCCGCAAGTCGTTGGAACAATCATTTTTTCTTGTGATGTTCCTGTTTTGTATATGAAAACTGACTCAAGAACAACAGGGAATGAGACCGCTGACAAGTCCAGAGAATATCCAAAGTCTGGACTGAGTGGATTGCTCGCCGCCGCCGCTGGGTCGTCATCGTCTGTTCCAGACTGACCCATGCCTCTGAATATCGCTTGTTCAGTCGGTGCGACGACTGTTCCAAATGGAACAAGGTCTGCTTCTGGAGAGTCTGAGAAGAATGATGTGTTGTCTCCATAGCCCATCGGGTCATACAGACCACGAGGGAATGACCAGCCAGACCAGCCATATTCTTGATGTGGATTTGCACCAGCACCAAAGTCAGCGAAGCCGATTGTTGTTGGAACAAAGCGTGTCAGTTTCAGATGTTTTTCACGCTGGAGAGTCCAAGTTCTTTCAGACTTGGCTTGACGATTGTTGTTTTCAAACACGGAAGGGAATGGTGCTTGCATATTGAGTGCGATAAATGCTGGTTGAAGCATTGGGAATCCAGAAGCGATTCTGGCTTTTGATGACAAATCCCCAGAGGAATCTGGAAACTCATTGACTAAAAACGGCAAAGAGCGAGGCAAGTTTGCATAGGACATTCGGCAATCTGGATATGAACCATAGGTGATTGGGATGGCTCTCTGACCAGATTCTTGATACCAATATGAGATGCGTGAGCCACTCCACCATGTATCTCCGTATCTCCAATTCTGAGTGGCGAGAGTCTGTGTCTCTCGTGTGCCTATGGCGACTCTATCCCACTCAATATCGAATAGTGCTTTTCCTCTCGCCGCAAGTCCTGTTGCGTCGTCAGACTTGACATCAGAGAACATCATAATCAACGAGCGAGCCTGTGTGTTCGCTTTCATCTTTGACCATGTTGGATGGAGTGAGAAGTTATCCTGTTTGTTTGGTGTTGAGCCACCTGTCCCATTGACGGGTGCTGGTTGCTCTTGATTGGTGGATGGAACATTGTCTCCAGATTGAGGGTCTGGTGTTGTGCCGCTGGGTGAATCTCCAGAGCCAACCAACGGTATGCACTTGCCGCCCGAATAGTAGTAGCCAGCGGGACACGATGCCACATCAAGGTCTGGATTGAGAGGATAACTAATTTCATTCGTTGGATAGTCTGCTTCTGTCTTGATGTAGTCAACATGAACAGCCGCCATCATGAATCGCCCGTCATCCATCGCTCTGAGCGAGGAACAATGCAGACTTGGATGATAAGTGTGAGAGCCAGATACTTCATAATGTTCAGCCTCTGTCTTTTCTTCTCTGCCCAGATAGCGCATCAGTTCGACCTGTGGCATAACCCAATCGTGGATTGCCCAAACTGCGCCCTCCAGATTGCCTGTTCTGGGCTTATGCCATGACGCTGGCTGTGGAGTGATGTTGTCCATCGCTGGCGTGTATGGGATGCCATGCTTGTTCGCACCATCTGTGAGGCTGTTCATAGCCATGTAGCCATCAGAAACAGATGGGTATAATGGGTCATCCTGTGGTGAATATCTCCAGACGAAAAGTTCCATTCCTGTTGGTCTCTTGGGCGCACCTGTGCCATCAGCCCAGATTTGTCCGTTGCCAAATATGCCGAATGTTGGCTGACCAAACTCGTTTGTTCCATTGGCCGCTGATGTCTGGAGTTCGTGTGGTTTGATACAGTCAGCACCGACGAATATCTCACCACCATATTCACACCCATCCCAGAGGTGAGAGATGCCTCCACGCTGATAAAATCCACCGCCCTCGATAGCACCGCCCAGACGAGGAACTTTGCCCAATTTGTCTGTCAGAGCAATAGGTCTGAATGGTGTTGCTTGATGCAATCCCCATCCCTGTTGCACAGTTCCAACCTTGCCATAGTCGTGGCGAGGAATCACAGATGATGGGCAGACCGCACCGCCGTCAGCATCCATGTTAAACACCATTCCAGACTGTTCATTCATGTCAATGAATATCTGTTCCAGAGTCTGTGGGTCAATTCTGAATATGCCATGATAGATGACACAGCCCTGCTTGGAATAGTCAGCATTCGCACTCAATCTCTGAGGGTCTGGCACATTCCTCTGGGTTGGGTCTCCATCAAACGGATTTGTTGGGTCTGTGTTTGCTCTGGTCTCTGGGCTGTCGGTTATTGAGACCAATATGTGATAATCCACCAGAGGCTTTCTGAACATCTGAATCTGTGCCGATGGGAACAAACCAAGTTTGGCCGCACCGACTGAAACAGGAATATCTTCATACCCTGTTATGACAGGTATAATTTGCACTTTTGTCGGCACTCCATTGGCAATCCATTTGCCTGTTGAATAGGAATTATGAATCTCGTTGCACATGCCGCTTGCTGGCATATTAGCCCCGATAATTTTTCTTCCATCAGTTCCACCGACATTTTCTGGAGTTTCGCCAATCATGAAATGTTGGAATACGGAATCTGGTGCTGGCTTGGGTTGCGGGTCTCCGATGGCTGGGATTCCATCTGGGTCTGATGATGGAACGGCTGAATTATTCACTCCGACTGTCCCTGTTCTGAACCAAGTCTGATTGCAGTTTGCATCAGCAGTTCCTTCTGTGCCATCGCCTCTCATAGCGTGTGTTTTCATGGCATCTGTCATCACTCTGACAGGCGTTCCATCAGAACCGTATCTGTATGGGTTGCCCAGACGACCCATGCCTCCTTTGTTCCTTCTGATGCCGAATCCAGAGTGAACTTGAACATTCAATCCAGCATATCCTTTGCCAGATGCGTGAGCGATTGCACCTTGAACTCCTGTTGGGTCTGTGTCCTTAGTGGGTGCATAGAAAGCAGATGCTGTGATTGTCCCTTCAAAGCCAATCAGACCAGCCGTGTCGTGGACAACACTTGCACCCAGAGTGATGTCTCCCAGCGTTGATGATGGGGTTGGGACTTGCCCAGAAGCACCGTCGCTGAATGTGTCGTTGAGAACTATCTGTTGAATGGTCTCAGTCTTGCTCGACAGTCCAGCCGCTGGGTTTGCTTGAGACATCTCAGCAGATGCTGAATTGGTGTCGTATGCGCCAACCCCAAACCCAGCAGGTGCAACCCAGCCGCTGGCTTTTGTCAAGCCGTCTGGAGATGACGCTTCAACGCCATCTCGCAACGCTGTCTGAGCAGTTCCCAGATTGATGCACCAATGAGTCTGACGAGTGTATTCATAGGATTGAACGGGGTGTATTCCTCCATTCGCCATCTCCACAGGATAACCCAAATCATTCGCCAGATTTGAGCAAATGAGGTTGGTGTAGTGAACTGAATTATGTGAGTCTCCATAGATACTGCCAAGTCCATTTGACGGTATCGCTGAGACCGATTTGACAACGGTTGATGTTATCGTCTGAAAGCCCACATATTGGGTGTCCAAACAATTGGGCTGACCATCTCCGACACCACCAATGGCGTGGTCGGTTTCGATGTTGTTGCCCTTGAGAACTGTTCCTGTTCCAAAGTCGAGCGATGACGCTGGCAGATGTGGTTGGAATCCTTCTTGCGCCTTGACCCACGAGTGGTTTGCTGGGCGAGCAGATGCGTAGTTCTCTTCTGGATGGTCAACAAATCTGCCGCAGTTTGAGAATGATAATCCTTGATATTGAGCAGAGCCTCTGACTTTTGCTGGGTCATATATTGACTTCGATACTCCGTTGATAGTGGAGGAAAATACCAGAGAACCTCTGCCGTGATTCAGAGATGGTGGAGATTGATTGATTCCAGCACCAGCGACTCTTGGTGGGAATGTTCTTGGGTTGACATTTGCCAATTGATTGATTGCATAAGTGCTTTCAATGTATGATGCGGTTGGTGCAATTGGCTCAAACTGAATTGATGTTCCACTCACGCCAATTGGATTCATCTGTTTTTCAGCCCAGATGGTTTCATCGAAGAGAGCCAATCTGTCTGTCGTTTTCTGAATGGGGATTTCATTCAAAGCGAATTGGAGAGCGACGGGTGCTGTGTCGCTCGGCCAATCTGCCAAAGCCCATGTGAACGGCAAACCACGAGAGCCAATTGGTGGAACTGCGTCAGCCGCTGACTTTGGCACACCCGTTGCTGGAGTGATAGCGGGTGCTGTCATACTGATGCGTTGCTCTGGGGGGTTTATGTGAGTGTTGATGTCTGAATTGAAGGATAGAAGCAGGTTGCGACACAACCCAGCACAGATATTATCTGAGTGGTTGCGCTTATACATGCGAGTCTATCAGAGGCATCCCTGCCTAAGACTCCGTTCCATTGGGGCTGTTCCCAGCCTCAACCATAGAACTCTCTCTAAAGTGGCCGATAGGACTTGGATTTGTCTTTCTCATTTTTAAGCCACCCACGAGCCGCCCCATGTTGGATGCGGGTTCTCTGCTTCGTGAATTGACCTCATCTGGAAAGTCGTGGGTATGCCACCCTTACCACGACCCCCTCTGAGGGCAGACACTCATCTGGGGCGAACAAATCCCAGAACTCAGTTTAACGCTTATTTCAGTCGCAACCCGTTTCTGGTTTTTCCAGAACCGTATCGGTGAGATTAGGAATCGTGAAGGAATCTAAGTTCCGACTTCACGCCCTTGACCTCTTAGGCAACGACCCTCTTCACGGCTTAGGGAGGGTTCGCCCCCCTCGTTGTCCCCCAGCAAAGGTTGTAGCAGACTTATCCCACGAGGGGTGCTGAATCGGGACTCGGAGTTTAGCCTCTGAGTGTCATCGGCCAGACCAAGCGGATAAGAGAGTATGATGGAGGGACTGTATCTGGAGGGAGTGCATGATGAGAACTTTCGCATTAGGGTATCGCACAGGGAGTGTTAAATCTCGCTGGTCTGGCCTTTCAATTCACCCCCCGACTCGCATCGGGAGGTATCACTTCGGCTGGGGGTTTGCGCCCCCAACAATCTATGTGAACAACCACTACTATATCAATACATCGGCATCTCAATGCTTATGTTCCTAAATCAGCGACCTTGCGAGATTCCCAGAGCGTATTGGAGAGTGGATATGACATCGGGTGCTTGACGGCCAACATTCATCGTCATGTTGCTTGTTCCAACGCCCAATTCCCACGAGATGTCAAAGATGCGTTGGCGACCAGACAGGTTGCCCTCTGACGATGCAAACTCCATCACATCTCCAACCTCGATGTCAAACCGTTCTGGGATTCCTTCAACAATCCATCTGGTGTTGTCTGAGCCTTGAGTATTCAAGAAGTATTCACCAACCATTCTGGCCTGTTGCTCATCAACGATTGACCCGTCTTGGACAACACGCTCAACAGGAATCGCAGGGAATCTGTCAGAGCCGACTTTTGGAACGGTGATGCTGATGTTCAAATCGCTGTTCTCAACCACGACGACATTGAACCCTGTTTTATCCCCAGAGAGCCTCTGTATGGCCGTTGGATAGAAGTCCTGTGGGTCAGCCGTTCTTGGGACAGTTCCAGCCGTATAGGGGGTTGTATTCGTGTCATAAACCTCTTTCAGTTTTCTGACTGTGATGTAGCCGTCTGATGTTGCATAAATCTGGAACTTGTTTGGTGTGCTGTTGATGATGTTCAGTATCGTCTGAATCGCAGATAAGCGGTTCTGTCCTTTGAACTTGAGACCTTGAGGCAGAGTTATTCTGGACTCGTTTTTGATTCTGCCAATCGGAGGTGCATAGACCGAATTGGCAATCAAGTCTTTGGCGATAGTCAGAGCATCTGCCTTGAAATAATTCTGGTCGGTCTTGATAATTTCAAGCCCCAGAAGCCCCAGAGAATCCAAACAGAACAGATTGATTTCATCGGTTGACTCTTCAATCTCTGACACGAATCCTGTGAAAACCAAAGGAGGACTCGCCCAAGTTCTTGGTGCGGCAAATATCTGAATCGTGTCGCCTCGATTGAACATTCCTGTCCTTCTGCCGTTTGGATTGTTGATTGTTATTTCAAGTTCAGTCGGTGCGTTGAAAGTTTTCTTCATATTGACCCCAATAACTCCGTGAACATCTGTCAGTCCATTCAGAACAACAGTCGGTGCTTTTGGAACTGCTTCAACAATATCCATGTCGCCATACAAGTTTCTGAACATGACTTGACGAGAGCGAGCGAATATCACACGATGCGCCCAGCCGTTCCTCAGACCGCTGAGTTTCATTCTCTTGGGTCTGTTTGTCCATTGGAGACCTTCTGGATTCCAGCCGCCATTAGAGAAGCCCAGACGACCCAGATTGAACTGTGGCTGTGGCAGAACTGCTGACGAATATGCGCCCTCAGTCGGACCCGTCGTGAATGCGAATCCACCTCTTGCGCCGCCACCTCTTCTGGTCGTGATGTCATACA